TAGTGTATGTAGACGCAACAAGAGGCTGGGCATTTAAGACTAACACGGCATAAGGAGCACGGATCATGGCCCTTATTGAATATAATTTCTTACCTGGAATTGACAAGCAAGATACAACTGCAGGTGCTGAGAACAGATGGATAGATTCTGATAACGTTAGATTTAGATACGGTCTACCAGAAAAAGTAGGTGGCTGGTCTTCTTTAATATCAGACTCTGTTACAGGTGTTGCAAGAAAACTTCATGCGTTTGTTGATCTAAATGGAAATAGATATGTTGCATTAGGAACAGATAAGTTTTTACTTTTATATTTTGAAGGACAACTACATGATATCACACCTTTAAAATCCACACTTAGTTCTTCTACGATTGCAACAACTAATAATGATCCTGTTTGTACAATAACAACTTCTACATCACACGGTCTAGAACCTGGAGATATTGTTTTATTAGATAGTGTAACATTACCAAGTGGTACAGGTTTTAGTGCATCAGACTTTGAAGATAAACTATTTCAAGTAACATCAGTTCCAACTCCAACAACTTTTACAATTACACAAAGTAGTAATGCAGGCGGAACCATTTCAACAGGTGGAAGTATTGCGGTCAAGCCTTACGAGAAAGTAGGACCAGCCGCACAATCTTATGGTTATGGTTTTGGTATATCACAATGGAACGGATCAGTTCCTGGAGCTGCAACGTCCACGTTAAACGGATCACTAAGTGCAAACTCTGCAGGTACAGGTGGTGTTGGTACAAACGTTACATTAGCTGCAACAACTAATTTTAGTGCTGCAGGTAGAATATTAGTAGAAGAAGAATTAATTTCTTACGCATCTATTTCATCACCAAACTTACAGAGTATTGTAAGAAATGTAGATGGCACAACAAATGCAACACATAATACAGGAACAGCTGTTACAGATGCTACAAATTTTTCTGATTGGGGTGAAGGTGTGTTAGCATCAGAAGTAACTCTTGAACCAGGTCTTTGGAGTCTAGATAACTTTGGTCAAGTGTTAATTGCAACTATTGCAAACGGTAAAACATTTACATGGAACGCAGGTGCAGCAGCTCCTTTGACTACAAGAGCATCTACAGCTACATCTGGTTTTTCTACATCATCAAATCCAACAGCTTCTAGATTAACACTAGTGTCACCAACAACTAGACACTTATGTCATTTTGGAACTGAAACAACTATCGGTGATACTACAACACAAGACGATATGTTTGTTAGATTCTCGGATCAAGAAGATATAAACGATTATACAGCAACCGCTATAAACACTGCAGGTGATTTTAGATTACAAGATGGTACAAAAATAGTTGGTGCTATCAAAGCAAAAGAAACAATTCTGATATTTACAGACAATGCATTGTACACGATGAAATTTGTAGGTGCGCCTTTTACATTTAGTTTCGAACAGGTTGGTACCAACTGTGGATTGATTGGTAAAAATGCAGTTGTTGAAGTAGACGGAGCTGCGTTCTGGTTATCTGCAAACGGTTTCTTTATGTTTGACGGTACAGTTAAATCTCTACCGTGTAGTGTAGAAGATTTTGTTTATGATAATTTTGATACTACAAAAGGACAACAAGTTACAGCTGGTATTAATAATCTATTTACAGAAGTTATCTGGTATTATCCATCAGCAGGTGCAAGCTATAATGACAAATATGTTGTGTTTAATTATGGAGAACCTATGAGAGGTGGTGTTTGGTATACAGGCACTGAAGCAAGAACAAGTTGGATTGATGCGATTGTATATCCAAAACCTTTTGCAACTAAATATGATGCATCAAGCAATGGTACGTTTCCAGCAGTAGTTGGTCAAGATGGTTTGGGTCAAACTAAATTCTTTGAACATGAAGTTGGAACTGATCAAGTTAATGAAGATGGGTCTACTACAACAGTTACGTCTTTTGTGAAATCATATGATATTGATTTACAACAAAGTCAAAGAAACAAAGATAATAGAGAGATTGGATTAAAACTAGCAGGTGATGTATTTCTAGCAATGAGAAGATTTGTACCTGATTTTAAAACATTGACAGGTAATGCAAAAGTAAGTCTAGGTGTAAAAAGATATCCACAACAATCAGATACAACAACTTCACTAAGTCCATTTACAGTTACATCTTCAACTCTTAAAAAAGATACAAGAGCTAGAGGTAGATTTGTAAATGTTAAAATAGAAAATGATAGTTCTGGAGAAGAATGGAGATTTGGAACTTTAAGACTTGATTTACAAGCAGATGGTAAAAGATAATGACAAAGATTAATATAAGAATACCAGAACCAAAAACAGAATACGATGTATCTAACCAAAAACAAATAAATAGAGCTTTAACTATTATGAAAGATCAGTTAAACTCTACATTTTTAAATGAAGTAAAACAAGAAGCTGAAAGATTTACTTGGTTTAAATCAGGAAGATAGTATGGCAAATATTTATAAAAATGCACAATTTGATTTAACTACAACAGATGTAACTGATATATATCAAGCTCCATCTAACTCTAGGGCTATTATACAAAATATACATGCAGCAAATGTCGGATCAGGCAATACTGAAATTAAAGCTTTCATATATGATAATTCAACAACAACCGCTTTTCAATTTGCAGAGCACACTGTTAATGCTGGTAATTCACAATCTATATCTGATGGATCAATCGTATTGGAAGAAAATGATAAACTACAACTACAAGCGGCTTCGGGGAATATATTTGAAGGCACTTGTGCTATATTAGAAATAAACAGGGATTAATATGTCATTTATAGAAACAGAAGCATCATATAGAATAGAAGTAATAAACGGTAAACCAGTAAAGATTATTACACCACAAACAGAGGTTACACTAACTAATACGAAAACAGGGCAAGAGTATAACTCAGATGCAGAAGCTATGCAGGACGTGCAAAACCCTGAAACAGAGACTATAGCTGACGATATTAAAAGAGATGTTAAGGTAACTGTAGAATCTTTACCACTTGGAGGAGATACAAAATTATAGTATAATAGAACGATGGCCATAACAAACGCACAGCAATATCAACAACTTGTAAACAAACCAGCGAATGGTAAACGTCCAGGCTATAGAGGGCCAGGTGGTTATCAAGGTGGACGTTCTAGTAGAAGTAGTGGTCCAGCAGGTGGAGCATCCTCTGGAGGAAATTATGGCGGCAATCAAAATAAAGGTGGCGGCGGAGGCGGCGGAGGCGGCAATCAAAATACAGGAAATGCTAGAGAAGATTACATATCAAATTACGTATCTAAAAGTAAAGTAAAAGGTGGTGGAAAAAAAATTACAACTGGACCTGATGTAATAACAGGTGGGGGTTATGAAGATTATACAGTAACAGGTGATGATGTAAGAAAAGCAAAAGATAGGTACGAAAAACAATTTTATGATAGAGGTCAGGTGCCACCATTAGGTAGCAGACCAACAGGTTTTAAAACTAAACTAGATCAACGTAATAAACAAAAAAGATTAAATTACATAAATAGATTAATAGAAGCTAGACAAGATAAAATAAGAAAAGGTTTAATAGACTATCAAGATAAAGTAGGACAGATACAAGGCCTTACTGATTTTGATACGTTACAAGATTACATTGATCAAGTGCAAAGTGTTGATGATCTAGTTGCTTCAGGTTTTTATAGTAAAGATGGAAGATTTGCAGATGGAGATATACCTGATTTTCAAACAACAGAACTTCCAGGATTAGCTGGTCTTGTTTTAGATAAATTTAAAGGACCTGTAACTTCAGATAGATTAAACGAATTAATGGAAGAGATAGATACATTAAAAGGTTTACAAACAACAAGTGGTTTAGAGGGAACAAACTTTAATGAGTTAATGGAAACTTATGAACCAAATAGATTTAAATTAATGAACCCTGAACCAGGTGGAAGAGATGATGATCCAATATTACCTTTACCAATAAATCAAGATCCTACAGATCCTACTGATCCTGTAGATCCTAGATCAAACTTTTATGGTTTAAGTCCTAGAATAGGAGGATCTATATTTGATTTCACAGGTCTAGCAAACGGTGGACGTGCAGGAATGATGGACGGTGGTATGATGGATGATACTCCTGAAGGAGGAATCATGGACCTTGAAACAGGAAGACAAATGTATTTCTTAGGAAAATTAGTTAAGAAAGCAACTAGAGCTGTTAAAAAAATTGTAAAATCACCAATAGGTAAAGTTGCATTACTTGCAGCAGGTGCAGGATACGGAGGCTTTGGACCTTTAAAAGGATTATTTAGCGGAGTAAAAGGTGCAGGTTTTTTAAAAAGTGCAGGAGTAAAAAATTTTTTATTTAAAGATGGTGTACCAGGATTAAGTAATTTATCAGGTAAAGGTATTGCCTCTATAATAGGTGGTGCATCTATAATACCATTATTGATGGGTCAAAAAGAAGAAGACGAATTTGATATTGATGCATATTACGCAGCAAATAGATTAAACCCTAATGCACCTTTAAATACTAGAATAGGTGGATCTCAGTTTGCTTTTGCTGAAGGTGGTTCTACAGAAAAAGAACCTGTGGCTACAAAGACTATGCCACTATTAGATATGGGTGGACAAGAGATGGATTTAAGAGCTGAAGGTGGATTTGTACCAATAGGTAGAATGGAAAAAGCAGACGATGTGCCTGCGAGATTATCAAAGAATGAGTTTGTATTTACAGCAGATGCTGTTAGAAATGCAGGCGACGGAGATGTGGACAAAGGCGCAGAAGTCATGTATAACATGATGAAAAACCTCGAAGATGGAGGCGACGTATCCGAAGAATCACAAGGTTTAGAGGGCGCTAAAAACATGTTTCAAACATCACAACGACTAGGAGAAGTCTTATAATGGCAACAGAAACCGTAATAAATAGACCCGCACCTTTTGTAGAAGATATAGGAAAAAGTCTAGCAGAACAAACATTAGCATTACAAAATGTTCCAGTAGTATCAACAGGTATAGCAGGTTTATCAAAACAAGCTGGTGAGACAGACGCAGGTTTCAAAGCAAGACAAGATGCTGCAAGAGCATTCACAACAAGACAACAAAATTTAGCAGGACTTGCACCAACAGTTGCAGGTCAAGATCAATTACAAAAAGATGCACAAGCAAGAGCAATAGCAGGTCTAGGTTCTTTCCAACCGTTTTTACAAGCTGCACAAGCTTCAACAGGTCCACAAGCATTTCAACAATTCATGTCACCATATCAACAACAGGTTATTGATACATCATTAGCAGAGTTTGACAGACAAGCACAAGCTCAACAACAAACGATTAGGGACCAAGCAGTAGCATCAGGGGCGTTCGGTGGAGGACGGGAAGGAGTTGCTTTGGCGGAGTATGGGGCAGCCTCTGACAGAAATAGAGCAGCGTTGCAAGCAGGACTATTACAACAAGGTTTTGGTCAAGCACAAGCAGCTGCACAACAAAATTTTGCAAATCAAATGGGAATAGCGTCAGCGTTACCTGGATTGCAAGGAACAGATATTACACGTTTAGGTCAATTGGGCGCGATTAACCAAGCACAAAAACAAGCTGAACTTGATGCAACTAGAGAAGCTACAAGAATGGCTGCATTCCAACCACAAGAAGAGTTAAATAGATTTGCAGATATTACAACAGGTATCATGGGAGGTATGAGAGGAACAGGAACTTCTACACAAAACATTCCTAACCCTTCACCATTATCGACTGCATTAGGTGTTGGATCAACACTTGCTGGTATCTACGGATATCTAGGAGGTCGACCTTTCGCATAATGAATAGAACATTAAAAAGACCGATGTTTAGAATGGGTGGTTCTACAGGAACTGGCATTACGTCAGGACTTGATAGACCTGGATATGCAAATGGTACACCAGGTACAACTGTTGGTGGACAATTTTTTCCATATGGCCCAGGTGATAGAGTTGCACAAGGTGCATTAGACGTTATTAATAGATTTCCTAATAGAATGAATGCAGGTAAACAACCGACCGTGGTTCAAGGATCAAAAACACCTACGTTAAGTATGAATCAAAACATGACACCTAGTATTAAAAGATTGTCTACAGAGGAGAGAATGAGAGAAGCAATAGGTGGAAGAGATAGAGGAAGAGATTTTTCAAAATTTTTAATTCAAGGTGGTTTAAATTTAGTATCAGGTAGAGGAGGAAGAGGAACTCTTGCTTCGATTGCGGATGCTTTTAGAGATCCAACAAGTGAATTATTTTCTGCTGAAGAAGAACAAGCTGAACTAGAGAGACAAATTAAATTAGCTGCGGTGCAGTCTGATATAGGTCAAGAACAAGCTGTTGAACTTCAGATGTTAAAAAATCTTAATGAAGATGATAGATCTAGATTAATGAAAAAAGTTCAAGAAGGTGTTGATGCTGGTTACTATGAAGATGTAAATGAAGGTATTAGAAGACAATTACAAAAAGAAGAGTTTGGCGTTCAAAATATGCCAGGTGAAGTAAGACAAAGTGAAATTGCAACAATATCTGAAAATTTACAGAAGACTCAAAGAATATCACCTATAGAAGCCGACAGGCAAGCAGAGTTTTATGTTGACTATAATAGAATAGAAAAAGCAAATCCAGATGTTAACTTTGATATACAGAATCCTTTTTGGGATCCTTCAAGATCTAGTTATCAAGAAGGTGTTGTATACTATGATCCAATAGGCAAAAAATATTTTAGAAGAGACTCAGGAGCAGAGGCAGGCGAAGGAGTTCCTCAAGGTTTCGTACAAGTCGAAATAAAGATATAGGGAGGCAACTATGGTACAAAAGTACGATAGATACGCCATACAAGAGCCAGAAAACGAAACTAACTTGGCTGTGTCAGTGGCAGCAGGTATAGGTTCAGGTTTAATCAAAGTACCAGTGGGTTTAGCATCAGTTGCAGCAGAAATTTATGACGCTGTAAATGGTGAAGGTGTAAGTATAGATGACGGTGCAGTTGCACGTTTAGAAAAATTTATAGATGACAGTGTTGTTGGAGATGTCATGCAAGGTTTAGAAGACAAAGCAAGAGACACGGCAGCAGGAAGAATTACTGAAGCATTAGTTCAGGTAGGTATACCAGCTGCAAGAGGTGCAAAGATAGCTGGACAGATCGCAACAAAAACTATTGGTGCAATACAAAAAGGTAGACGAGTTGGACTAACAGGCAAGACTGCAAAAAATCTACAAAAAGGTCAGCAAGCAGCAAATAAATTAAACAGAGCATCTAAATATGCAAGGTATGGTGTGATATCAACAGGTGGTGCAGCAGGTGCGGCCTTGGTTTATGACGTAGAGGATATAGGAACTTTTGGTGATTTGTTTGAAAAGGGTACAAACTTAGACAGAGATATTAGAAATGAAAGTGATGATGACGCTGTAAGAAGATTAGAAAATAGATTTAAATTTTTTGGTGAAGGTGTTTTAATATCTCCTGTTGCATACGGTGTGGGAAAAGTTGGAGGCATGCTTGCTAAAAAAGGTAAAGAACTTGCATTTAGTAATTCTACATTTGAAAGACTAGTTGATAAGTTTGCATCAAACTTTAGACCTAGAAGTAAAAAATCACAAGAGTTATTTGAAGGACAAATGAGAGTAGAAGGTGAAGAAGGAGCTGCAGCTATTGTGGCAAAAGACTTAGTAAAAGATATAGATGATTCTTTCAAAAAAGTATTTAACAAATCATCACCTGTAGCAGATAAAATAAAAAACAAAGACGAACTACTAACACAGATGGATAGTCTTTTAAAATCAGGAAAAGATACCATAAAAGATAATCAAGTTATATTTAATAATTTTGATAAAAAGAAATTACAAGATTTTTACAAATCAATGGAAAATATAAAAGTTCCAAAAAAACAACAAGAAGAGTTAGTTACAGCTCTTACAAATTCCAAAAAAGCATTTAATAGACTAGAATCTGATCTTGTAGGTGGTGGTAATTTAACTGCATCTAATCAATCAGAGTTATTACAATTTTTTAGTAACAGACTAAAATCAACATTATCAAATGATTATAAGATATTTGAAAACAGTAAATTATATAAAACTACAAACTACATACCAACTGATGAAAAAAGGGAAGCTGTTGCACAATTATTTATGAATTATGCAAAAAACAATAGAGTAAAAAACTATACAGAAAAAGATGCAATGTTGGATGTAGATAAAGTTTTAGAAAATGTAAAAATGGACCCTGTAACAAAGTCTCCAGTATTTAAGTTTGAAAGTAAAAGTGCCTTATATGATGGTGTAGTACAGGAAATAAATATATCTAAGTCAATATCAGCAAACAAGTTTGAACCAACAGATTTAATTACGGGACAAAAAGATATTAAAGCATTTAGAGAATTATTTGGTGAAATAAAAGATGCAAGAAGAACTATTGTAAATAACATGCAAGCCATGTCTGCAATTAGTGCAAGAGATAAATTTTATAATAAGATAGCACAAAGTGGTAAAATTGTTTTTGACAATCCAACACAAGCACAACTAAATTTACCTAATAGACCTGGATATACAATGAGTAGAAATGGTATGCAGATTAAATCACCTCTTGGTGAAGAAGCGTATGTTAATCCATTAAATGGTAAGTTTACATCATCAGAGTATGAAGCTGCAATAAAATTTGCAGAAGCCATGCCTCTCGATGGATTAATGAAAACAAATATATATAGATATGGTGTTGCAATACCAAAAGGAATAGCACAGGTTGCTAAAACAGTTTTAAGTCCATTCACACACATGCGTAACTTTACGAGTGCTGTTGCATTTAGTTTAGGTACAGGTAATTTATTTAAGAATCCTAAATTTGTTTTAGATAGTTTTAAAAATTCATTTAATACGATACAGCCACAGTTGTTGTATAGAAATCAACCAAAGGACCAGGCTTTCTATCAGTTTATGTTAGAAGAAGGTGTTGTTAATTCTAGTTCTACGTTTCAAGATGTACAAGGATTATTAAAAGATATTGCAAAAGGTGGTGATGTAATTGAAAGAGTGTTTGGTAAATTAGGTAAAAAATTAAATAAAGTATTTAGAACATCACAAGATCTATATGTTGCAGAGGATGACTTTTACAAAATATACAATTTCTTAGCAGAATTTGATAATTTAAAAGGTGCTTACAAAGGTGCTGTTCCTGACCTAGAACTTGCAAAAAGAGCGGCAAGTATTGTTAGAAACACTGTACCAAACTATTCTTATGTATCAGATTTTATTAAAGGTTTACGTAGATCACCTCTTGGTAACTTTGTATCGTTTCCTGCAGAAATAATTAGAACATCGCACAATATTGTTCAACAAGGTATTAGAGAAGTAAAAGACCCTGCATTAAGAGGTATTGGAGCAAGAAGATTACTTGGTTTTGGTACAGCAGTAACAGTTATACCACCAACAGTAGTTGAAATGTTTAGAGGTATGTATGGTATTACAAGAGACGAACTAGCCGCGATGAGAAGATTCTTACCTGAATGGTCAAGAGAATCTACAATTATACCAAGCAAAGATAAAGATGGTAATTACTATTATACAGACTTTAGTCATGGTTTTGCATATGATACTATTGTTAATCCTATACAGTCAGTTATTGCAAACGTTGAGGGTAATGACGAGGCACCGTTAATAAAAGGACTAACTGATGGTACAATAAAAGCTATAGGTAGACTTGTTGATCCATTTATAAGTGAATCTATTTGGGTTCAAGCATTACAAGATTTATATGCAAGAGGTGGTAGAACAGATACAGGTTCACAGATATGGAATCCAAGAGATCCTGAAGGCGATAAAATGTTTAAAGGTTTAAAACATTTAGCTGAAGCATTGGCTCCATTATCTTATCCACAAATAAAAAGATTAGGACAGGCAGCTATTTTTGGTGAAGATCCAGAATCAGGAAGAGATCTACAAGTTGGAGGTGAACTTGGTGGTTTCTTTGGTTTTAGAAATCAAAAGTTTGATTTTCCAGAATCACTTGGTTACAAAATATCAGCATACAATGGAGCACTTAGAGATAGTAGAAAATTTTTACCTAGACCTAGAGGTAACGTACAACCAAAAGATATTATAGAAGGTCTTATACAAGGTAACGAATCTTGGTTTGCAGCACAACAGGAAATGAAAAAAGACATAGGTGCTATGAAAGATTTAGGTTTTGACGATAAACAAATAGGAGTTATATTTGATAGACGTAACTTAGGAAAAGATTTTAATGCATTACGTTCTAATAAATTTAAACCTTTTGAATTACCTGAAGGATTGATAGATGAATATATAAGAAATGCTAGAGTTAATGGTTATGAAAATCCATTAACTAATGAAACATTCAGAGAAATAAATTCTGTTTTAAGAGATTTATATAGATTATATTTGGACGGCACATATCCAAGTTTAATAAGAGAAATGAATATAGGTAATACTTCTGCATTACCACAAATGCCTATGCCAAACGTACAACAAACAACACAAAATGTAGACCCAAATACCAACTTGACACGAACAGAACAGGCGTTATTATCTCCAGAAGAACAGGTAATAGCAAGTAGAACATAATGAAAAAATCGGCATTACAAAAAATTGAAGATCACGAGAAGCTTTGCAGAATAATGCAAAAGCAAACCTTTGAACAAATAAAAGAAATCAAAGAACGTGTAACAAGGATGGAGAGGATGA